ATAATATCAATGGCCATATGTAAACTCTCTTTTTTCTCTTTCAGTTACACAAGTTACCTTAATTAATTCAATAGGTAAAAATGTCCACTCATAGTCTAATAATATTATCTTTTCTGCTTTAGCCGCTTGATCTAAAGTGTAACAGACAAATCTTGCTCGTTCAGTATCTCTAGCTAACAACCTAAAATCTTCCTCTTTAGCCAACTTGTTATCTAAGATATACTCTTTAAAATCTTCATATAAATCTTCGTATATTAATTTATTTATACATTCTAATTCTTTTTCTTTCATATTTACCCTAATTTTACAAACAGCTTATTATCACCCATTGTTGTACTAATGACATTCATTAGCCTTAATAATTGCATTACATCTATCATAGCTGCCATTATTTTAGCGTCATTTATAAATGCAAACCTATTATTAGGTTTAAATCTCACAACTATCATTACGGATATACACCTGTGAACCTAGTTACATATTCAATAAACCCAAGTGTATCTCTAGTTATAAACTTATCTAAACTTACAGCTGATCTCAATTCTGCTTCTGTTTTACCAACAACAAAAGTAGGAATATATCTTGATCTTTTAGCTGTTTTAAGGGCTATCTTATCTGTATCCATATATCCAAATAAGACTTTACCTTTAAATACTTTTTCAGCTTCTACAAAATGAGGGTAAGTTTGTGTACATCCACTACACCACTTAGCACCTTGCATGATAATAGTTGGTTTACCTTGAGCAAAAAAGTCTTTAACTTGCTGAGGTGTAGTTAATAATATAACATCAGCACTACTTGCCATAGATGTTATTAAACATAATGCTAATAATAGTTTTTTCATATACTCTCCGATTTATCAGTGATTTTAAAGTAAACAGATAAATTTCTCCATATCACCACTCTATTTGTTGACCCTTTACCTGTAGTTAATATACCCAAATGTGTTAGCATTTCAGTTAACCCTCTTGTAGCACTTCGCTGTTCACGATTTGTCATTTCTATATCTCATAAAAACTGGGAACCTCATCTTACCTTGAGAGGCAATATCTTGATATTTTATTTCAACTATCCGATTTATAAATTCAGACTTGTTATCCCACATATATTTCCTATCTTCATCTGAGAAACCAGTTCCACATTCACACTCTAAACCATCTTCTTGAGTAACAACTATTCCACCCATCACACCCTCTAGACGAGTTCCGAGTTTACCCTCATACATCCCTATGATAGTACAGTCCTGTGAAAGCATGGTCTTAAACTTAAGAAGCCTATTACTCTTTTTACCTAAAAAATAAGGTATATCAGGAAGTGTCATAGCACCTTCATAACCTTGAGTTAAATATTGATTCTCCATTTTAAGAACTAACTCTTTAGAATTAACAAAGGTTTGTTGTACTTTAATTATATTAGAATCAAACTTCTTGGCCAACAATCCCAACTCAGTTAATCTAGACATTGTATTCATTTTAAACTTTTGAGTGACCCACTCACCATAATCTATATATCCAAACACATGATATTTAACATCACCCACTGTTTGCCCTCGCTTCTCAGCAAAGGCTGTCTGTTGCATCGCCTGAAAGTCATCAGACATAATCTCACCATCGAAAACGTATTTCCCAGTGGGAAAGCAACTTGATAGGGACTTAGTTATAGAAGGGAAGTTATTGTATATAGTGCCATTTCTGGAATACAGGGTGACACTGCCTTCGACCACTACCGCCAAACACCTATAACCATCCAACTTAGGACTAACGTATACACCTGCATTTATAACTTCATCTAGTTTTTTACATAGCTTGCCATCTTTAGCAAGCATAACATCAAATACAGGAATTGATTTAAATCCTGCCTTAACCGCTGTTTTAACTGAGAATCCAGCCTTAAGATCCTTACGTAAGACTTTAGCATACCACTCTTGTTGTTGTTCTGAACATTGATTTAAAAAAAATCTCACTGTATCTTTAGCTTGATTACCTGTAATGGTTCTATTTTCTAATTCATTTAATAAGACCATAAAATCACTATGTGTATTACCACACCCAGGCCCTGGCATATCAAACTTATTTACCCAAAATCTACGGTTATAATTGAACACCGCATCCAATAACTCAGCTAACTCTTTATTATCAGAGTTAGCTTTTAAGATTTCTAATTTATCATTTTTACCAGAGACATTAGCTATATCTCTTAAAATTGTCAAAGCCATAAACGTTTCCTTAATTATTAAATTATTTCTTTTTAGGTCTTTCAAAGTCAAAATCAAATATACCAATTGTAGTATCTATTAATGCATAATCAACATGCATCGCTGATATTATCCCTACTGCAAAGCCATATTTATCTATTACAGGTCCGCCGCTCATACCTCTAACGAAATATCCAAGCCCAGCATACATAAAAGATTCAGGACCTAGCGCAATAAAATCTGTACATATTGGTGGCTTATTACCACCAGCAAATCCACATGCTCGCAGTTTATCACCTGATTCAACAAAGAATCCAGCTCTCAATGGTATTTTAGTGAAGTTCTTAAAGTTACCCTTAATAATGGCATGATCTCTATCTCTTTCATTTTTAAAAAATGCTGTTGCTGTAATGCAAACATCTTTACCATACATATTAAACACCTTATAGGTACTGGCTTTTAAATTTCTTAATTTTGCTACTTTAGGTAATAGTAGATCACGACTTCTCGACATTCTTAAGTAAGCTGCTTGGCATCGAGGTGTCTTGCAATCTTTTAGAATTTCAATTCTATTGTTTAAACTTTGTAATGCTTTATTTACCATATCCACTCTTTCTTTATGCTTCGTGTCAATATAGTTTAAGGTTATATCAATACAATGAGCTGCAGTTACGGCCTTTGTATCTGATATGACGAAGGCTGTACAATTATGTCCTTGTTTATTTACAATCTGTATTATGGCACCTTCTTTACCCTCAGGTGGGTGGGTTATTTTGTATGGGACAAACAACACCAATGGATTTAAGAGTACCACTGTCATTAATACTAATGTACTTATTGCTAATATTTTTTTCATCATTCTTCCTTACGAGATACTAGTATAGCTTTAGCTCTATTAAGGATATCTTGTTGGAATTCAGTATTTTCATCTTTTAATAAGATATCTACTGCCTTTACCATATCCTCGTTAGATAAGTTTCCCTTCTCTAACTTATTAATGATGCCGTAAGCCTTTAATTTTTCATACTTTTGTTGTTTTCTGACAATTCTGTCAGTATCATAAAATGTCATATAATTCCTTTATACTAATAAATCGTGGTATAATAGCTACATGGCTAATAAAAAAAGAGATCACTTAAACGATATGCTCATAGAGTATGCACCTTTAATTAATATGCACGCTAATAAGTTGCATAAGTCAGGTTTACCTCCACATATAGAATTAACTGATCTTCATTCCCACGGCATGCATGGGCTTATCGATGCATTTCACCTTTATGATCCTAAAAAGGGTGCTAGTTTTTCAACTTACGCCTCTAATAGAATCAAAGGTAAGATGATGGATCATGTTACCTCTTCTGGTGGTGAAAATGCTGTTGATAATTATTTCTATCAACAAAAGAAAAAAATCTAATCTTCTTTTTCTGAAAGAGTATCTTTTAAATCTTTATCAAATTGCAAATCAAATACAACCTCTTCAGCTGCTTTCTTGGGTGCATCCCAAAGACTATCTTTGAAAGATGCATGAGCACTATCAAGAATCCACTTACATATTTCTAATTTTACTTCTTGTTGATTTTCAAAAGAATTATCTTTTATAAAACCCGCTAATGCAGCCTCTAAACCTTCGCTACTATCAACTCCAAAGTGTCCACAGTACTTACGTACATTGTCACAATCATCATTAGATATTGCAATTTTATTAACTACGTCATCTGTTACATTATTTTCTTCACTCATAATTCATTCCTCCAGTTCTTTGTTGTATTTATTTCGATTCGGTTTATTTACGCTTAACCGTTTTCTTTTTAGTTTTCTTTTTAATTGGTTTTTTATCAATACTGTATTTTTTTTCAGGTGCTATCTCAACACTATAATTAATAATTGGTTTGATATGTGGCATACCTATGAAGTCAATTATACCAATCTTCAATGCAGCTTCTGGGGTTAAATATAAGTCCCTAGCTTCATCATCTTCATTTGTTAGTTGCTTCTTCATTTCAAACTTAAGCTCTTTAAGGGTTAAACTACACCTCTTAGCTATCTTGGTCATAAGTTCCTTGTTCATTCTCTTACTTTCAGTAACATCATTCTGCAATCCCTCTATTGGACCTGTTGCACCACCTGAACCTTGATGAATTAATACTCTAGAATTTCTACCACAAAACCTATGGTCTCCAGCTGCTAGTAGTGCTGAACCACAGCTCATAGCTTTACCAGTACAAACTGTAATTATTATATTCGTCATTTGCTCTATTGCATCTAACATGCTATTTAATGAATCTATTGACCCACCATAGGAGTCTATGTATATAATTATAGGCGCATCAGGATTAGAGGTAGCTTTTGAAATAAGTTGTTTTCTGAAGTTTCTAGCTGATTCTTCAGTAAATTTATTAACCATAATTTCTTCGTTTAATTCACTCATACATACTCCTTTATTTGAAGGGCATCCACATTTCTCTTATACAATAACTCATATCTCATGTGGATGCCTTGAGAAGAATCGTATTATTCACAATATATTATCGAATCGGTTTAAACACCATGGTCCGACACTGCTATCAAGCCCAAAACCCTTCTTATAGCAAATATACTTTCAGCATCATTGAAGGCAAATATTGGTATAGTGTCTCTTTTTAATTTAAGTTGACAAAATTCATCACTATAACTAAACTGCAATATATAAGGTCCGACATTAAAAGATTGATCTACTAGTGGACTAGTATCACATACATTATTAACCCTATATTCTGCTATATAATCTATTACCCGCTCGACATCTGATATTGGTCTAGGTATTAAATTTAATATTTTACTAATCATCTTGCCCTAATAATATATCGTTGATTTCATCAGGAAATGCTTTATTGAAAGCATGATTAAAGTCTATGCTTTTTATTTTTAAAGCTAATTGCTCAGCTTTATCTCGTTCTATTTTGTTAAATTTTCCAATAACACTCGCAAATTTCATATATTGTTTATATGCTTTATTTGGTAAAATTCTTAAAAAAGGTGCGTTAAATATGTAAGATTCTTCTACTCTATTTCTTTTAAAATGTACACTTATATATCTATGATTTTCAACACTAACATATATTTCAGTGTAGGTTATATGATTATATAATATTACCTTATCAACAGTATCTTTAGACCACCTACTTGATTCCCACTTAATATAGTAACGTGGATCATCCATCTTACGAATATCTTCAGGAACTTTTAGTTCACTTAAAACGGCATCGCTTATGAGTTTAATAATGTCAAATGCTTGTTCTTTATTCATTTAAATCCACCCTGCTGCTTCAGAAATAATTGGAAAACTTTTTACTAATTCAGATTTAATGGCTTCAGCTATATCTCTATGTTCTTTTTGAGTAGCTGGATCAGCTCTCAGATTAATGTAGTGAACCCAACTTCTAAGAGTTCCATTCATATACATCTTAGTCTTAGCTTGTAAAGGTAGAAAAGCTCTTGCACACTCTTTTGCACAATCTCTATCTAACCACTTTTTATAATATTCAAATGCTCTTTTCCAATTATCTAATTGATCTTGCTTAAACTCTTCTTTATATTCCTCAGACATATCATCTACAGAGTTTTGTCTATTCTTCTTATCTTGTCTTCGACAAACATATAGTTCAATGCCAGATTTATCTACTGCAGAATATCTCTGACTGAACTCCTGAAAAGAGAAAGAACGATGTCTTAATATTTGAGGTGCAATCATTCTAGATGTCTCAATCTCAAAACTAACATTACCCATTTCTAATATAGACCAATGTCCATGCTTCATACAATATTTAATCAATCCAGCATAACTAGGATTCTTTTGATTAGAAGAGGATACTCTTGCTGTGTAAGCGATTAACCCTTCTAAATCTTGTATACCTTGAATGAAAGCTAGATCTTCTTCACTTGCAGCTTTCATTTGTTCTTCTAAATAACCCTGATCTATTTTAGTTTTCGCTATTAATTTAACTTTCATTTTTGTATCCCCAATATTGTTGCTATTGATTTTCTTCCATTTTTTCTTACTTTTATTTTATACAAAAAATATGAATCAACAATGCTAATTGTTAGTGTTATTATTGCTAGTATAGCTGAATCAAGAATCATCCACCATATAAAACCTAGGTTAAAGAAATATACAAGTAATAATGATATACATAGTGCTATAAAGTGTATGGAAAAGTCTAAAGATTCACATGAAGATATTCCACTAAAAAAAGTTGCTATTGTATTTTTAATAAACTTTCTTTCAGTTCTTTTCTTTAAAGCATGATAAAGATTGAACTTTTTATATCTACTCATGATCTTCTAATTCTCTTACTGATCTTAATCTTGCAACTCTACATTCATATTGATAATCATCCCATTCATTATTGTGACGACTAATTAACCCCAATCGTCCAAAAAATTCACCAAGATGTAAAGTGGTTAACATATCACTAAGGTTTAGATACACCGACTAACTCCTTCTTTTTAACTACTTTGGGTTTTGGTTTTACAAAGTTTATAATTATTTCATCTTTTTTAGTAGTTACCTTAATTGTATCTCCAGGCTCTAATTCCTTTTTTAATATAGGTCTAACTAGCATCTTAACAATTGATGTATCAACTTCACGCTTAATAGGTCTTGCCCCCATTGCTGGATCAAACCCTCGTTTGGCTAATAGTTCTTTAGCTTTCTTATTTACATTTAGCTTAATACCTTTGGTTATTAATTTTAATTGAGCTAATTTAATAAACTTCTCAACAATTTTAATCATAATATCCTTACTTAAAGAATTGAACTTCACAACACCACTTAGCTTATTTCTAAACTCTGGACTAAAGGTTGTCTTCAGTAACCCCTCCATAACATTTGATTTAGCATCAATTTCATTCTCAATAGAAGATGCTAACCCTAATGGTCTCTTGGTTAGGGATGCCGCTGCCGCTCCAACATTACTAGTCATTAAGACTAATACATTACTGAAGTCGACAGCATTATCTCTACCGTCTGTCATGCTGGCACCATCTATAATACCTAAAAGAGCATCATAGACTTTCTTATTTGCTTTTTCAATTTCATCTAATAATAATATAGTGTGAGGATACTTCATAATCTCATTAGTTAAGACACCACCTGTGTCATGCCCTTCATACCCTGGAGGAGCACCGAATAGCTTTGCTACTGAATGTTCTTCTGAGAATTCTGACATATTTAATTGAAAGAAGTTTGATTTAGTCTGTGCTGCTATCTGCTTAGCTAATTCAGTCTTACCTGTACCCGTTGGACCTAAGAGTAGGAATGAACCTATTGGTTGACCTAGATCTCTCAATCCAGCTTTAGATAATTCTACTTGTTCAACCACTTGATCAATAGCATTCTCTTGCCCAAATATTACTTCCTTAATATTATTCCCTATATCAACATAGGCATTTTCATCATTGTTTTGCTTAAAGGCTGAAACTGGTGTTCCAGTTATGGTAGATATAATCTGTTCAACGTCATCTATTGTTGCTGTAACTCTTTTACCTTTTAATGTTGTCTTTATTCTTGCACCAACTGAATCTGTAATAGATATAGCTTTGTCAGGAAAATACTGAGTAGTAACATATTGACTAGATAGGTCTACAATTCTCTGCAACACTTCTTTTGGATATTTAACTCCATGATACTTCTCTAATACAGGTTTAATACCCTGCTCTAAGATTCTCATTGTTTCACTAGCAGAAGACTCTTCTATCTTAACAACTTGAAATCGTCTAGATAGAGCTTTATCTTTGGTTATTTTTTGATTGTATTCATCATCGGTAGTTGCACCAATACAACTAAGATCACCATTGGCTAAGCTTGGTTTAATCATATTAGCCAGATCAACACCTTCTTTACTTCCACCGGAACCAGCTCCCATTACTTGATGAATTTCATCTATAAATAATATACCTGTTATTCCATCTTTCTCTTTGAGAGTTTTTATATCTTTTAAAACACCCTTTACTTTCTCTTCAAACTCTCCCCTAAACTTAGAGCCAGCTAGGATATTACCTACGTTTAAAGAGTATACTCTAGATTCTTTAAGAGCTTCTGGTACAAGACCTTGCTCTATCATAGATGCTAACCCTTCAACAACAGCTGTTTTACCTACCCCAGGTAATCCAACTAACATTGGGTTTTTCTTTTTATAATGAGCTAAGATTTCTACCATTCTCTCTACTTCTGGCCTTCTACCAATCAATGGATCAATTAGTTTCTTTTTAGCTCTTTCGCCTAAGTCATCACATAACTCACTTAAGAATTTATATTTACCCTTAATAGAAACTCCGCTATCTGGATCATGCTTATACCCTGATTTCTTAAGAAAGAATACAACATACATATCTGGTTCAGTAGAGGATAATTCATATAAGGAATTTAATATATCTTCAAAAAATATTGGTCTACTATCTTTTTGAGCTTTATTTTTTGATATTTCAAATATTTTCTTTAAATCCTGTGTCATTGCTGGTTCAAAACTTCTTGGTCTACCCATTAAATCTTTAACCTGTGAGAATATCACTAATTGAGCATCTTCAACTTCTATATGGTCATCTATGGCATCTTTCAGATATTCTATATCACAACCTTTAGATTTAAGAAATTCTTTATTTTCTTCAAATTCATTATTTAAACAATATCTAAAGAATTTACAAGTAGAAATAGTATCTATATTAGAACTAGATACCACACCATCCATTAATTCTTCTGTTATCTTATTAGTCATTTAAACTCCTAGGCTTTTTCAATGGTAAATTTTAACATTATTATTTCACGTGCACGAACTGGCATAATTTGAATTAATTGCTTTTTAATTATGTCCACTAGCATTAGTTTCATATCAGCAATTTCTTTAGGGTATGTACCACATATTCCCTTACCTTCAGAATCAACCTTACTAGCAACCCCAAGAGCATCACGGTGTGTAAGTTCAAACCCTTGTGATAAGATTAAAATAACTTCATCATAGGATGTGAAGTCATTGTTGTGAACTACAACATTGTATTGTGATGGTTCGTTTATAATTTCTTTTTCTTTAACTGCAATATCACTTTCTTGGTCATGAGAGAACTTGCTCATATATGACACCCCCTTTAATATAATTTCGATTCTGTTTTACAAAATAAGGTGGATAGCTATAGAATATCAATTGAAAAGAGAAGAACAAGTAACAAGGCTCCTCTGAGCGGTTTGACAAAAAACAAGGTACAAATTGCATCCAACAGCGGACAAATAACAAAGGAATCTAGTCCGATAAGCAGCACTGTTGACAAGCATATTAGTTCCAGGTTAGGGAGGTAGTACTACAATAGCACACCATCTATAAGTTTCTCAAATCTACATCAATTCTATAGCTATCCTAATTACTCTACAGTAGACTATTCGTCTGCAGTAAGGCAATTAAATTGTTTGTTAATTTAATTGTAGTTGAATAGTTTAAACCTAATAATTCATCTTCTAATGAATCAATTTGCTTACCTAATTCAACTTGTTGCTTCTTAAATTCAACTGTATCCTTCCCTAAAAGAAAGTTGGCATCAAAAGTAGACCTACTAAAACGATCACCGTTGCTTAATTGAACTTTATACTTATGAGAATCATCTTCTAATTCTTTTTCTTCAAGTACATTGAAGCCCTTAGATAGTGAATTGTAACCAACTATCTTATTTTCTAAGGTAACTTTCAATATAATTTTATTATTTATTCCACTTAATTCATTTGCTTCAGAAATAAGACCTCTAATATTAAACCTTACATCTACTAACTCTTGAATATTATCAAAAGAAGCAAAGAAAGTACTTCTTGCTAATACCAATGTTGGGAGTATTTCTGTCTGTACATCGGCATTGACACGAACTGTTTTCTGTGTCTCTAATTCACCTCTTAGGTTTTTAATAAGATTACCAATTTTTGATTCTAATTTTCTTGCTTTTCTTAAACTTAATTCCATTATCTTCCTCCGTTATTATTATTATACTTAGCTACAAAACTCTCAACTGTTGATATAGATACAGGTTTATACCCATTACACACAACACCAACATCCATTTGACGATCTAATATTCTTTTTGATCTCCCACCATTAGGGCTATGAATGTGTCCATGTAAATGGAATTGACCAAAATCATCCATAGCATATCTATTGCTATGCTTAGTCTCTCTATGCCAATTCTCACCAGGTAGAGCATTAGCCATTCCAGTGGTATCTTCTCTATATATTCCCTTTAAAGGGCAGTGTGACATGGTAATTATACTCTTACCTATGACTATTTGAGCTTTATCAGTAACAAAGTCAAACCCTGCATCATAGTAAGCATACATGCCTTTATCATCGTGATTCCCTGGTATTAATATTTTCTTACCATTTAATCTTGTTATTACCTTTTTAAGTAATCCACTTTTAGAAAACCCCATATCCCCTAGGAAATAGGTTATTCCATGATGTGGAACTAGAAAGTTAAAATTCTTAATTAACATTTCATTCATATGATCCAAGTCTTTAAAAGGCCTACCATCTAATGCTAAACAGTTGAAATGACCTATGTGCCAATCAGATGTAAAATATAATTTAGGTTTCATAATCTACCTTTAATGGAAATCTGTTTGCTCTTTATCTAAGTATTTCTCAGATATAATTTTAAGAGCTCGTTTACCTGCATCACCCTTATTATTGTAGTTATGTAAAGCTTTTACTACAACCCCTTCTCTTACTTTTTGAGATGGTGCTAAGATTGAAGCTCCAAGTGAGTGAGATTTAACATGATCTAAATCTTTAAATGGACCACGATATATTTCAGGAACTAAGTCAAATCCTCTCAATTTAGCAAATTCACATACCTCATCTGGACTTAACCACTTACCGTCTTTCTTTACATCAAATAATATGAACTTCTTTTCTCTAGTTCCATAGCTATAATTCTTCTGGACACCTTCTCCATATATTTCACCATAAACTATTTCACCATTATCTAATTTCTCTTCTACATTAATCCCAGAGAACACTTGGCCATAAATATTTTCTCCATAATACCCTTTATGGTCATTGTGCTCTTGTAACTGCATATTATTAGAGCCATAGCAAAATACATATTCAGGTGTTAGTTTAAATAACTTTTTAATTTTCTTTAATATGGTATTAGCTTCATATTTCAACTTACCAGCTCTAGCATTAGTTCCATGTATTTTCTCTTGAAGAACAATTTCTTCCTCTGAAGTAAACATAGATGGAAACCATTTAATATTATTTAATCCACCAAATTTATCAAATTGTGAATGTTCATTCTTCTTAATCTTTTTACCAACGGTTCCAAAAGAACTTCCGCGTGTTGGTGGTTCATATTTAGTTATTCCCAGTTTCTCAGAGTAATCCCCTTCGAGCTCTCTAATTCTGATATCTTTTACTGTTTCCATTTCAGCTATAGGAATAAGCATACCTTGTGAAGCAATCTTACGAATCCGTATTTGCTTGATTCTATGTTTATGTAGTTTAATCTTAGCTTCAGGCGGAAAGAGGTGATCTTCTATATCTTGAGGTAAGACTGAATCTATTGGTACATATAATACCTCATCACCTTCACTATAAGTATCTTTCTTAACAATAACTTGAAATCCATACACTGTAGCTATCTCTAGTCTATCCGCATTTGGATGTTCATTAATCTTTAATATTTTAGTCATTGGTACTTTATATGTTGATCCACTTTCTTCACTCATAGTTTCCCCCAGTGGTCACAGAAATTAAACTCGTTGATTCTCATGAAATAGGTATCTTCACCTAATATTAATCGTCCACTCCCGGGTATTAAATTTAATGTATACAATAGATACCTCAGTGTTGTATATGATTCTTCAACTTCTCTCATGTAATCATCTCCATGGTGCGGGTCCAGGTGTGAAGGTTTCGCTAAAGACCCACACCTTGTATATCCGACCAACATTACATACACTCGAATCGGATGACCCGCTTTGTGATATTATTTCGATTCTGTTTTGAATTAATAAGCCCCTCAGAGTGAGGGGGTAATTTTACTTAGCTAAATTTCTAATTTCTTCTAAGGTCTGATTAACTAACAACTCACCATTTTCATAGTAAGTGATCATTTCACTATCTTTATGTGGGATTGAGCTAGGTGTTTGAATAGTTTTATATTCATTGTTCACTTTAATAAGATCTAAAAACCCACGTTTAGAATTCTTTCCAGGGTCTGTTATAGGTTCTTTATAGACTTCTATAATTTTACCATCAGCTTCAATAGCTGAACACTTCATAGCAAACTTCATTGTATCTCTATCTAACTTCTGTAACAAACCTCCACCCATTCCAAAGGCTAAGTTATCAGCTGAATATCCAGCCTTAGTTAAGTTGAGTAGTATTTGTCTAATAACTTCTGGAGAGCCAATTCCATCACCATATATAACTCTAGTATTATTGAGGAGTTTAAACCCTTTTGAATTAACAATAGAACCAAACTCTCTATCTAAATGCTCAACACACTCAAGAGACATGGATATAGGATCACCAGAATCAGGTCTAACGACTAAAATCATTTCATTCTCTACAATCTTATCCTTTAATTTTCCCCACATCTTAATGGCTTCATATATATTATATGAATCACTAACGCATGCAGCTATGGCATCGCCTTTAGTTATATCTAGGAACTTATTGTAGAAGTCAAATTCACCCTCACGACCATGGGAGGTAACTGTACTATGCTCTGTAGCTTGAATACTAAATCCAGCCATATCAGCACCGTAGTGTTCAGTTAAAAACTCAATTGCATTAAATGTATCTGTTCCCATGAAGTTAACTAAGTGAGCAGCACCACCAATTGCAGCAGACTCTTCAGAGCTAACCCCTCTATATCCAAAGTCATGTAACTTGAAGGGTAAACCTTCATTTGAGTCTGCAGTCTCATCTAAGAAAGCAGATATAATATTCTTACACTCTTTAGAGGTTGTTGCTACTGTAATCGGGTACCAGACCTTAAGTAGAAGTGTTTCTACATATGATGTTAACCAGTAACATTTTGGGTCTGTGTTTTCCATCGTAACCATTACATTTTTAACAGGCATGATTGTGCCTTCTTTAACTGCTCTGATCTTTAATGGTAGCTTTCCATTTAACTTTTCTACTATATATTTCCAACCATCATAATTAAATGGAACACCATGAGCTTCTGTACGCTTCTTAGCATACTCTACCTCTTCCATGGTAACTGGTTTAGTTAAATATTCTTTGATTAGATATTGCAATCCGAAGAAGACCGAATTTTCAAATTTCCCACCACGCGACTCTATATAAGAGAATACCTTAGTTGTATTTTGGGGGTATTGCTTGAAATGTCCGAATTTGTAACTATCTGTGCGTAGCACGATTGATTTGTTCATAATAACTCCTTGTTATTTTTATGTTTGGGCTCTCTATCTGAGTGCTTAATGTTTTTATTATACTCATATTTAATATTAAACTTTCTTATTTCAGTAAAGAAATCTAAACCAGGGTGTTTCTTTCTCCATCTACCACCTGGATCTTTTTTAATAACATCTAATGCTATTAGTATCATCTGTAATCCCACATATGGGTTATTCATCAAGCTCATCTTTATCCTCCCCACCATATAAATCTGTATATTTACTGATAGTCATCCAAATATTTTCACCATATTTTATGTTGTAACTATGTCCCATATTTTTAGGTACTATGCCTAAATGCATTATTAGTAATAACATTTGTGCCATGGGATTTCTAGTTTGACTTGTATATACATTACTCATAAGTAGTAAACCTCTACATTAAAATCATGAAATACTTCTTCATATATTTGTTTGATAGTGTGTTGATAAAGTTTGTGTTCTTTTTGAAAATCAGTTAAATCCCATTGTCCACCAGCTAAGCCACAACCTATACGAGGAAGTGCTAGGGATTTATTGTTGGCTTGACAATAGTCTTTTAACTTCAATAATATCCTCTTAATAGCTGCATAGTTAGCATGATTTTTATTTCTTGGTAAATACTCTTTTTGAGTAGCACAATTAACTATAGTTCTATGGTCAGAATTACCTATATCAACATATTGAACATCACCCAACTTCCAACCTACCTTGATATGATAGTTCCAGTAAGCTGCCTTTACATTAGGATATATATTAGCTATTTGACCAGCTATTCCACTGCCAAATCCACCAACACAATTACACCCATGACCTATGACATCAGCTGTAGTTGTAAATAAATCACCCTGTATTTCTATTATCATAATTCCCCCATCCAATCTACACCATCCATATATAATTCAAGTATCTCTCTACCTAATTGTTCGTATGGTTCAAATATCATATTATCTTCATTACATATATTTAAAGCCAAGAGCATATTAAAAAATTGATGTATATTTAGTTTATTCATGTTTCCCAAATTGCCCTTTATGATTCCTACTCCTATCCTTGTGGAGCATGTATGGTGTAGTGAAATATTCTAGGTATTCAGGCATATCATCTATGTGCATATCTATTCCCTCTTTCTCACAATATATAGATTTTACTTTATTCCATGTTTCATCAGGAAATGGGTAGCGAGATGCTATACCTAATTCTTCATTTGTCTTAGCTTTAGTGTCGCTCAGATGATCATAAACTGAAAAGATATGAGTATATACTATTCCCATTTTCTTAAGTTCTTTTTCAATTTCTCCATTTTGTAAAGAACCACCAGTTATAATATGTATCTCCCAACCTGCATATTGCAAGTCAGCTGCCATTTTTCTAAAATACTCCGGCTTATTATCTATAACCCCATGTATATCTAATCCTAATTTCATAAAATCTCCATTAACTCTTTATCAAACATTTTGTTAAACTTAACTTCTTCTATTTGTTCTTCCGTAAGTTGCTTTCCGTTAACATAGTACCATTCATAATCAACTTTTCCACTTTTATGGTAACTAATTACAGCTGGCCCACCTAAGCAATGGTGCTCTCCGTTAATATAATACCCTTCAAATTCAATTTTTCCACTTTCACAGTAACCAATATAAGCTGGGCCATCTGGGCGATGTAGCTTTCCATTTATAAAATACCCTTCATATTCAACCTTTCCACTTTTATAGTAATTAACTTTCTTTTCAGGTTTCATATTCTTAATCCTTTTGCTATAAGATTACTAACTGATATTTTTGTTAAAAATTCTCCACTATTTGATTGTACACAGTTTGCATGCGTGTTGGTGGTGAATACTCTTTCAATTACATTTGATGTTCTTAATTTTTCTAAGCCATCTGAGCAAAATATACCATGAGTACATGTTGCATAAACCTTGTTCGCTCCAGCTGCTCTGTAAGCCTTGGCTGCATTAATAATACTTCCACCTGAGCGAATCATGTCATCATATATAACTACTGTTTTACCATTAACATCAGCATTTATTGCTGTAACTTCAGTGCCATTTTCATCACGACGCTTAAGAACAAAGGCTGCTTGCATTCCAAAATCACTCGCTAAGCTTTCTACCCATTTAGCTCTACCTGCATCTGTACTTGCTAACACCATATTACTTGGGGTACCTATTTTTTTAATCATTTTGTGAATTTCTTTTTTAGCATATAAATGAATTACATGACTTGGCCCTTCAAAATAAAAAGGAATACCTTCTGTATGTAAGTCTATAAGATATATAAAATTACCATTAATAGCTTGTGGCAATCCACTAAACATTCTAGCTATATTCTTAGCCTTAATAACCTCTCCATATGTAATAGCTCGTTCCATAGTTGAATAACCAAAATAAGGAATTACTAGATGGAGTTTTCGTATATCACAATGAACTAGACAAGATGCTAAATTATAGAGGTTCATTATCTCCGTATCATTAATGGTTCCACCTATTAATACAATATCTTGATCTCTTAATTCTTCTGGATTTTTAATGCGGTGATAGATTTCACCATCAGCAAAGTGTTTGACTTCAATATTACCAATTTGACAATCAATATTTGGTTTGTTGGCAACCTCTTTGGCTAACTCTGAATATTGTTGTGTGCTAAATATATACATCTAAAACCTACTCGTTAAGTTGTGGATAATATCATTATGATCTTCAAACATTTGATCTTCTAAATTCTTAAGATCAGCCAATGGAATCCAATGAGCACCACTAGCATCATCACCTGCTTTAATCTCTGGCAATGGACCTTCACCTAAATCTATTAAGTGAGCATGTGTAATGGTTCGACCTCTTAAGCTTCTCTCAGGGTGATCAAATATCTTCACATCAACTATACTTCTCCTAAGAACAGGTTTGTCTATTTTTATTCTAGTCTCTTCTTTTAATTCTCTGATAGCTGAATCTTCTATCTTTTCACCTTGATCTACAAAGCCTCCAGGTAATGCCCAAAGACCTTTACCTGGATTAAACTTACGTTTGATAATTAATATATGACCTGACTTTATAACCACACAATCAGCAGTTACAAATGTGGGAGCATAAGGTGCATTCTCCCAAGCTTTCTTATAATTCTTTATGAAAGAATATTCATCTGTTAATTTAGTACACTCTTCACTGTAAGTCCAAGCACTGAGCTCTTTATATGTGCATGCAGGAATATATTCTGAATTCTCTATAATTTTACCTGTCTCAAATATTTCTTCTCTAATATCTGTAGCATTCATAAGTTCATTATCATCGTTATATATTTTATCTATGGAATGCAAACTCCACTGAGGATACATATTGAGATACCAAGATGATTTATCCTTGAAGCAACCTATTAGTGCTGTTTGTTTATCTTGTGTTGCTCCAGCTAATAATGCTTTAGAATAGGTTTCAGTTGCCCAACGTGTGTTGTTGTACATATGATCTCTTACTTGAATAAACTTGATTCTTGATATAATGGTTGGTTCTGGTTTATCTTTCCAACCTTGAGTTGAAAGGCCTGGATGATGGCGATCTAATAGGGCTGATTTAATCATCTCTATTCGTTCTTGTGCTGTCCAAGGATTTTTAATGGTTTTAGGTCTATGTGATGAACCTATTGATATGATAACTGTTTCTGAAATTTTGAGTGCTTGATCTATGATGTCTAAATGTGCTTCATGGATTGGTTGAAATCTACCGATATAAACTGACGTCTTATACTTCATCGTATTCTCCTGTGTTTCATTCCGCTACCCGCAGAATTATATAATCTTATTATACCACACTGTTCTATTTTTTAATCCGATATCACCTTAGTTAAAATGGCTGGGATAGTAGGATTCGAACCTACGATACAGGGATCAAAACCCTGGGACTTAACCACTTGTCGATATCCCACTAAATCTTTCTAAATAATTATCGAATCTGTCAAAAAAAACAAGAGTTTAAGTGGGAGATTGTGGTAGAATCTAGATATCAATAAATGCAAATAGGAACCTCAAATGACCAAAAATGTGAATATATATAGAAAATCAACCATCAAAACATCATTTTCGCGACCTATATTTTATAGTCTCACAAGCTAAATATTAGCACAAAATTACAAATAATCAGAATCAATTTATAAATACCATGGAGGTATTAAGTGGCCGAACTGCCGAAAAGTCTAAAGATTTTATCAGATATTACAATTTTCACTAAGTATGCTAAATTTTTACCAGCAAAGAAAAGACGGGAAACGTGGCTAGAGTTGTGTTATCGTAATCGAGATATGCATTTAGATAAGTACCCGCAGTTAACCACAGAGATAGTTAATCTATATAATGAATTCATCATACCTATGAAGGTCTTGCCAAGTATGAGATCAATGCAGTTTGCTGGCAAGCCAATCGCAGTTAGCCCCAATAGAGTTTACAACTGCTGTTTCCTACCTATAGATGATTATAGATGCTTTGGTGAGACCATGTTCTTATTATTAGGTGGAACTGGTGTAGGTTATTCAGTTCAAAATAATCATGTCGACAAATTATCAACAATTAGAAAACCATTAAAGAAACGTAGGTTTTTAGTTAGTGATAATATAGAAGGTTGGGCTGATGCTGTTAAAGCTTTAATGGCAGCTTACATGAAAGGTAGATCACTACCTGATTTCGACTTCAGGGACATTAGAGAGAAGGGTGCACCACTTATCACATCAGGCGGTAAAGCACCAGGACCTGAGCCATTACGCAGATGTTTAGTTGAACTTCAACTTATCCTTGATAGAAAGAAAGATGGAGAGAAACTTACATCATTAGAGGTGCATGATATTATGTGCCACATCGCTGATGCGGTACTCGCAGGTGGTATTCGTAGGGCTGCAATGATTAGCTTATTTGATATAGATGATCAAGCTATGTTAACATGTAAATTTGGTAATTGGTGGGAGAAAAACCCACAACGTGGTAGATCAAATAACTCAGCTGTTATAGTTCGTCATAAGATTACATATGATAAATTTATGGATTTGTGGAGTAAGATTAAAGCTTCTGGTTCTGGTGAGCCTGGGTTTTATTTTAGTAACAATGCAGATTGGGGAACAAATCCCTGCTGTGAGATAGCTCTTAAACCTTATCAATTTTGTAATCTTACTGAAATCAATTTCAGCAATGTAGAGTCTCAAGAAGATCTCAATGCTAGATCAAAAGCAGCAGCCTTCTTAGGTACGCTTCAAGCTGGCTATACTGACTTTCATTATCTTAGAGATATATGGAAACGAACTACTGAAAAAGAAGCATTAATAGGTGTATCTGGTACTGGTATAGCTTCTGGTGAAGTACTTAAATATAACTTAACCGAAGCCGCAGAGGAAGTAAGGAAGGAAAATGCAAGAATAGCGGATATAATTGGAATTAACCATGCAGCGAGAACAACAGCCATTAAACCATCAGGAACAACCTCTATGGTGCTTGGTACAAGTTCAGGTATACATGCATGGCATGATCCATACTTTATTAGACGTATGCGTCTAGGTAAGAATGAAGCTATATATAAGTACCTATCAGAGAATCATCCTGAATTAATAGAAGATGAATTCTTTAAACCAGAAACTCAAGCTATTGTTCAAGTACCCATTAAAGCGCCAGCTGGTGGAATATTTAGAGATGAAAGTGCTATTGATTTACTTGAACGAGTAAAGAAAGTTTCTGAAGAATGGGTTAATCCAGGACATCGTAAGGGAGAAAATACCCACAATGTTAGTGCAACCATATCTATCAAAGATGATGAATGGGAAACTGTAGCTCAATGGATGTGGCTCAACAAAGAAGTATATAATGGTTTATCTGTCTTACCTTACAATGGTGGAACTTATACTCAAGCCCCATTTGAAACCATTACGTCAGAACAATATGCTGAAATGGAAAAACATTTAAATGATATTGATCTTACTAATATAATAGAAGATAATGATGATACTGATTTATCGGGTGAGATTGCTTGTGGTGGAGGTAAGTGCGAACTCTAAACAGTAATCACTTATTTCAATTCTATTTATAGATTTAATAACCATACTCTTATCAACTTTACTTATTAGGTAAGCGAATAGAACAAATATATCTTCAGCAGAACCATGCTCCCAATCCGTTGATATGTTAATCATGTTTACCTCTATTATGTAGTGCGAAATAGTTATAGTAAAACTCTATAACTTGATCTTCACCCATATAAGCATACTCAGATCTTGTTTCTACTTTCCAACACCACTTGTTGGATAAATCTAATTGCCTAAGAACATGAGCAAGTCTTAATATGGTTTGTATTTGTGAATTACTTGTTTTACTATATTTAAAAGAGTGCATCTGACTCTACTTCTTTAGAATACGCTTTACAATATTCATCAGTGTATTGAGCTGAATTCATGGGAACAAATAAGTGGATGTTTATTTTCCAAAGAGCTCTACGTAAACCTCTAAGTCTCTTTCTACCTATAATTGTATGTGGGAATTTTCTGGCCTTAGAATAATCATTGCCAATTTCTATTTCTCTTTCTGTTCTTTGCTTTTTTGCATTGCTTGTCGGTGGTTGCAACTTTTGCATAATTTAATCTCCCAATTACCATCAGGTCTTTTAATGGGTACAATATGTAGATCTTCATTTCCACACACTTCACAAATAGAGGATATTGGTATTTCACCATCTTCAATCTTAAGAGCTCGTTGCTCTAATTGATCGATAACCATTGTATTAACTACTTTTCTAAGCTTATTAACTTCTTTTCTTAGTTTTTCATTTTCTTGCTCAAATTTAATGTACCGTCTCCAGTCATTCTTCGAGCTTCTATTCCTAGACACTTAAGTCCTCCAATGATTATAATTGGTTAGGTAGTATATCTCTATTGTATCACATTAAAGTCCTGACCTCCTAGTTGTAGTATAATATAACTATATGAACTTACAATTACACTCTGATTTAAGCTTAAACTCATACTTTTGCCCTAAATGTTGCAGTTCTTCATTTGGGCCACACACTTCAACAGAATATGAGAGAACTTGGAATAAATGCCGATTTTGTGGATATATGGAAAAACAATCCATAAATATCACACGAATGCTTAGTGTCTTAGCACCTGATCAGCTTACTGAACCTTTCATTGACCCTATTCTTGACATCAAAAAAGACCTGAGATAAATCTCTATATGCATTAACAACATAAGCAATAATGAGCATGTTGATAATAGTTCCGAGTGCTCCAATTGCAAATAGTGCTATAATTGTATAATTAATCATCCTATTAATCCCCTATGTCTAACATTATTGAAGTGAAATTCTGCAAATGCCATATTGCGCATGGCGTGCATCTCTTCATCAGTTATTACTTTAAGTTTTATTAAAATATCAATCATTTCCTTATTCCTATCAAGTTGCTTGATTGTTTTACTTTGTCGCTCTATATATTTATCAGTCGGCGATTTGTAAAGAAGGTTAAAAGCTATAATACCAACTACTAATATTACCCACCACATATCTACTCCAAATCATTCTTTTTGATTTCATCAATTCTATTTTCTACTTCTTTCTCTATTTTTACATTTAATTTCTTATTCCAAATAGTCTTTAACTTAGTAGCAAGTCTAATATGGTCTATGTTTTTCTCAATACTAAGTTCATGTAACACTTCTTCTATGTCTTGTGCTAACTCTTTAACAACACACTTTCTAAATTCAGGACTGTTGCCCATGTAAAACTCTAAGTATTCTACTAATGTGTGAAGTTTAGTTATAGCTCGCCGTGCTCTTTTAGGTGGTTCTTGTTTATTTTTTTTCATGATAAAGTTTCATACCTTTTGGTCGCATACATTTAAAAGCCCTATATTTATATTTTACCTTTTCATCACCTTTAACTTCAGTACTCAGTAGAATTGCCTCAGTAATAGCCTCATTATAATCATCTATATCTTCGCTATCTATTCTAGTGTGATGTTCTTTTAATCCAATTGTAATCTTACCTCTTGCCATATCAATACCTTCAAATTTAACTAATGTCATCTTGAATGGTAGGTGTGTATTAGGGAAGAATCCTCTTAGAACGTATATTTTATTATTGCTATTTGCCATACTGTTAAGATGTGTAGCAAATTTCTGACCTTTTTTATACCTATGTGTAAATGTAACTGTCTTTTTAATATTACCTTGATCTACATAAAAAGTCATTGGGCTTCTACTTTTCTCATTCACATTAGGTTCTGAATCTAGCATCTGTACAGCTCTTTCACCAAAGAAGGACATAGCTTCAGAAACATCTATATCGTGATAATCCCTAAGTAATCTCAATAGTAAATCATCTGTCTTAAATTGATATCTACTCATTTCTATCCTCTTTAACTTTGATGGGCTTTGGCATTCCAGCTAAGATCCATTCTATTTCATGTTTTATATCTTCTATAATCTCTTTGATTTTATCTATCATTTTTCTTCTTTGCACACTCAATCATAGTCATTGTTATTGCCCCAACAATTATCAGCAAGAACACTATACCAAATATAGATCCAACTTCAATAAGGGTTCTTATATGTATATCCATAAGTGATTCAACTGGTATATCTGGTAATCTCATTTCTTCCCCTTAGTTGTTTATATATTTTTATCTAATTCACTATAAATTATAGGGCATGTTAGAAACGTTGCGATGTATAGATAAAGGAAGTTGTTATTTATAAAAGTTGCAGCAAGAAATATCGGACCTATAATTATGGCAATTAATATTATACCTAACAACATGATATATAATGATCTAAGATACTCTCTCATTTAAACCACCGACAAGTGAAAGATAAATAACCAATCACCACCACTACTTGCCACCATTCCGATATAGTATTCAATTGGAAACATCATTGATTTATTCATAGTTGTCATTGCACTTAAGTATACTCTTGATAAATAGTTACTCATATAATTCTCCCTTCTAGGTTATTATCGAATCGGTTTTACAACTCTACATCTAGGAACATTGACTCAGTTATCAAATCTACTAATCTATTCTTCTCTTTGATTAGGTTTAGTATCTTCTTCTTACTAGTATTTTTGAACTTAGAATCAGTTATCTTGACAGAGTTAACTATCCCCTCATGTCTCTTAATATTGAATCTAATATCTAAAAGCTCTGATTCTAATTGAGCTAGTTTAATACGTCTCATTACTTCTGTCATACTTATCTCCATTTGATCAAAGCGGCCCCGCGTAGCAGTGTCACTTTTGGCTGTTACTTCTCTAGACTGTTTACCACCTAATAGATTTTAAAGCTGTATTAAGGTCAATTAATTGGCCAGTCATTTCAAACCTATCATCATCATCAACAATATCAAGTAATAGCAATACCCTCAACATCTCTTTAATTACAATAAAGTTATTAGTTTCTCGTTCTAATGCTATCATTTTAAACTCGCTACTAGTCTTGCCTCTAGGATTACTTTGTTTCGCCTAGATATAATCTTTAAATGAGCTAACACCCACAAGAAAGACTTAACATATTTAATGCGTCTATGTGTACCAGTAAAGATATTATCCCTCTTCATTGTACTTACCCTCTAATACTTCACGTATCATCTCTAGGTGTTCTTCTAATGCCTCTACACTTAATTGCTTCCACTCATGTCCACATGTACATGGTGTGTCCCAACATTCAGGACAATCTGAAAATGCCATATTAAACTCCTTTATTTTTTCTAGCCTCACCAGCTAGTTGATCACATAATTCATTGAACTCATTTCCACTATGCCCCTTTACCCATTTACCTATAACATTAAGTTTATTATATAGGTTCATGATCTCTATCTTTAGAGGAGCTAGATGTATAGCTTTACACTTCCATTTTCCACTGGCGTAGCATAATACCAATTGTGAATCAGATATGAGTGTAACTTCATATTCTTTTAGTTTAGCTGCTTGAATGTAAGCATCAGCATACTTCAAACCCTGTACTCCTGCTGTCAACTCTGCAGTATTATTCGTTGCGCTAGGTAGATAACCAGATAGTTCCTTGGTTTTAACACCATCAATTAAGATAACACTTCCCCATCCACCATCTGAACTGAAGGAATTACCGCTCCCGTCTGAGTAAACTTCTATCTTGATCATCATTAATACCTGGTTGGTTACTTATATATTTAACTAAAAGATAATGCTGTTTAAGGTTAATGATATTTAAAGCAAGTAGCATTCCACATATATAATGTGCTGTGAGAAAACTATCATCATTCCATTTATTGTTTTCTCTCATTCTATTTGCTCTTTGTCTATTCTGTATCTCTTTGTTCATGTGTTTTCCAATAATTCATTAATTGTATCCAAATGAAACTCTCCATTGGGCGGTCTATGATCTTTAATAACCTAAGAACAATAGTGAACTCATCAGTTATAGGTGTAATTTCCCTACGTTTATTAATTACTATCCGCATGTACTCTTTTCCAATAATCTATTAAAGAATCCCACATAAGGTATTCTTCATCTCGGTTAACAATCTTAAATGCCCCAAGAACGAGAGTTAAATCATCTGTTAAATTTACAATCTCATCACTAGCATCTTCACTAATCATTTTTCTTAAATTTAAGCATATTAGTCAATAAAACAAAGCCAAATGCTTGACTCACAGTGAGCGCTTGCATTCCAAAGACAGGCACCATGAATAGACTCCATCCCCACATAGTTAATATCATGGTTATTAAAAACACAATTAAAATTGTTGCTATTACTGTAAATAAATCATTCATCATTTTCTCCTGTTATATCTTTTCTATTCTTAGGGAATGTTAACCCTTCATATTTCTCTCCCATACGATGAGCATATCTACCCGCGAACCAAAGTAGCTCTTTCCAATCAGCTTCACAATAAATACTGTAAGCCTTCTTGTGATGTCTAATCATTGGTATCCAGTATGCCACATTGTAAAAGAATGTTTGATACCATAATGTTAATATCCAAACTGGCCACACCCTAAAAAAGAACATAGACCAATTATTTAATGTATTTAATATAAAATATTTAGGACTTTGTTCCGGACTCCATCTATAATAGTAATATCCCACATTAAAGATTTTATAAAGATTATCTACACCTGTTATATTAGCAGACCAACGAGGCTCACCCCATTTCTCTTTCATATCCCCACTAATAAATCCTACTTTATTACCCCAAAAACGAAAAGACTTAAGTGCATAAAAAGTATGTTCTGTTTTTGTGTCCCAATCTGGATCACCCCACATAGTCATTTCTTTTTCCCAGTTAAATACTTCTCAGCTTGATAGTCTAAGTCATTTTTTAAAGCATGTTTCTTACTACCCATTTTTCTAAATTTATTCATATCTTTAAAGCAAAATTTCACTTTAAATACATCATTATATACATATATTAAAAAGCTTATTATCCAAATTACAATTAACATAAATACCACTAAAGGCCATAACATGTGCATTACCACTTCTGGCATATTACCTTCATCATATATAGGTGCACCATAATTTTCACCAAAATAACCATAAAAGAAATCATTAATGCTAAAGATAATAAATGGTATTACTATGTAAGCTACTATGTATAAAAAGATTGTCATCATTCTTGATTCCTATGTTTCTTCTTTCGATTGTACTTAGTTTTATCTGGTATTACTTTAGTTGGCATTGGCTGTACCCTAGGTTTACTCTTGATAAGTAGATATAAACTTAAACACCCAACACACTCATGCTTAGGTTTTCTTCTACCTTTATATTTCTTATGTATTTCACAGTTCATATTAAAACCTAATTGTTATACCGGCATTTAATGAATCGCCTAACAATGTAAAGTCTAAACTATAATCATTGTATTTAAAGCTCATACCTGGTATCATGAGTAACATTATATTATTATCAAAGAAGAACTTCTTACCTAGGCGATAAGTATGACCTTCATAATCCATTATTGGACTATAGCCAGTAGTAACTCCTATTTTAAAATTAAATTCAATACTCTTACTCTTTTTTTCTTTAAATTCATAATAACCAGCAAAACCTACTTTATTAAAACTATTTAAGTAAGTCATAGCTCCAAAATTGTATAAATTAACACCTAAATATGGATGTGTATCATTTAACTTTTCACCTTGCAAATGAACACCTTGAGCTATTCCAAGGAATGTTTTTGCATTGATATATTGACTTGTTATTATTGTTAATAGTATAATTATTGTTTTCATTATTCCCCCATACAAAAAGGGAGCCGAAGCTCCCTATTATTAAAAGTCAGTACCTAAAGTAATCCCAAAGGTTCCATTAAGATCCATTTGAAAACCAACATTAACTTTTTCGTTAAGTTTTCTCATGTATCCAATTCCAAAGATATTATCTTTTCCGGCTTTTACAGAAGAGATGTCTCCATCTTTT